GTGGCCGAATTATAAAATGTGTGATGACCAACCTAAACCCTGGAAGATGAAAGACTTAAAGAAGACTTACATAACTGATTGGGAGTGGGCAGATTGGGACACATATTGGGACGCATTATACGATTGGTGGTACACAGGTTACGATTACAATAATGAAGATGATGAGACCAATTGGGAAGATGAATATTCTTATGAAGATGACTATGATATAGACGCAGAATTAGAATTATTATTAGCAAGTTATGATGAAGAAGAGTGTTTAAAATATGGATACTATTGGGACAATGCTAATCAATCTTGTGGTAGTGAATGGGTTGATAACGAAGGTAATGAAACTTCGGTAACTGCTAGTGGTGAAACATTAAACTACTCTACTGGAGATGTAACTCAAACTCTAACTACAACAGATGGAGTAACAGGTGCGACTTCAAGTGCAACTTCCACTGGAAGAGTATCAACATTAGGCAATGATTTTGACGCAGATTCAAGTACAAGTGGCGATTACACAATCATAAATAGATATAACGATAATCATAGAGCATATGTAAAGACTGAAACGAGTAAAGAGGCAGATATTCAGATTTTACAAGATAAAGAAGCTCAACACCTTGACGTAGGAAATTCTTCTACACAAAATAATATTACAGTAATACAAACGGATTAAATATGGACTACGGAACTATCACTCTATTCTTAATATTTGGAATACTTATCTATATGAATTGGTCTATTTACAGATGGATAGATAGAGAATTTTAATGCCTGATTTACAAGTAGATATAGCAAAACTCAAAAAAGACATAGAACAAGTCAATAATATCAATATACGTTTAGACACAGCAATAGACAAATTAACAGATGTATCAACATCTATTAAGTCTATGTTGGCGGTACACTCCGAAAAGATTGCTAGACAAGAACAAGTTGATGAAATTATATTTGAAAAATTGAAAGAAAGAGCAGGTGAAATTGACAATGTACATAGAGAATTAACTAGAGAAATAGAACAAAGTGAAAGACGTTTATTATTAGAAATTAAAGCAATAAGAAACGATATTGGTGCTAGAGTTGGTATGTTAGAAAAATATAGATGGATTATATTAGGTGCTGCTATAGTAATAGGATGGATAGTATCTGGCAATTTCTCCGAAATTGTTAGGATGATGAGCTAATAGGATACTCGTAGGTTTTACCCCTGGAAAACACCCAGGCATTTTTTTTGTTCAGGACCTTTTTCGTACAGACTTGACTATTTTCGTGAAATGGTGTATATTATGAGATAGTGTTATGTCAAGTTTTATAGATTTAAAGTATATTAATGCTATCTCTTCAGCATTAAGTCAGTTTAAAAAGAAGACAGATTATCTTTTCAATTTCAGGTGTCCACATTGTGGAGACTCGCAGAAGAGTAAGACTAAAGCAAGAGCATATCTTTATAGAGTAAAAAATGATATGTTCTTTAAATGCCACAATTGTGGTATGGGTCAGAATTTAGCAAATTTCATTAAATTCTTGGATCCTAAAAAATACGGAGAATACTTATTAGAGAGATACAAAGGATCGGCACCTTCCACGCCCCAACCTAAATTTGACTTTAAACCCACAAAATTTAAAGAAACAAATTTACTAGATTCTTGTATTAAAGTAAGTACGTTAAAAGACGGACATCCTGTAAAGGAGTACGTAAAGAAAAGATTGATACCTCCACAATATTATGATATAATTTATTTTGTTGACAAATTTCATAATTTTGCCAATAAAGTGAAACCAGGAACTTTTAAAGAAAAATATGAACACCCTAGATTAATTATTCCTTTCTTTGATGTAACTGGTAAGTTGTTTGCATTTCAAGGCAGAGCATTTGGAAAAGAACAACCAAAATATATTACTATTAAACTTGATGAATCAAAACAAAAAGTATATGGACTTGAACGTGTAAATTATCAAAAACATATTTACATAGTTGAAGGTCCACTTGATAGTTTGTTTTTAGATAATTGTTTAGCAGCAGGTGGTGCTGACTTAACATTGAGAGTGTCAAGTGACCAAGTTACATATATATTTGACAACGAACCTCGTAATAAAGAAATCATAAAAAGGATGTACGCAGTAGTTGAAAAGGATTATAATGTAGTAGTCTGGCCAAATGATGTGCAACTTAAAGATGTAAATGAAATGATAATGAATGGAATGAAAATAAGTGAACTAAAAGATATCATAAGTAATAATACATTTAGCAAATTAGAGGCATTAACGAAATTAAACTATTATAAAAAATGTTAGGAGAAAGATGGTGAACGAAAATATAAGTGTAGTGAAACGTAATGGAAGAGGTAAAGAATCTCTTAACATTGAGAAGATACATCAAATGGTAGAATATGCGTGTGAAGACATAACGCAAGTTTCTGCTTCTTCTGTAGAAATGAATAGTGGTCTACAATTTTATGATGGTATATCAACAAACGAAATTCAACAAATCTTAATCAAGTCAGCAAACGACTTAATCACTTTAGAAAATCCAAATTATCAATATGTTGCCGCTAGACTATTACTCTATAGTTTAAGAAAACAATTATTTCATAAAATGTGGGATCATCCACATATTTTTACACACGTACAAAATAATATAGAAAAGGGTATCTATGATAAAGATATTTTAAATTGGTATGATAAAAAAGATTTTGATAGAATGGAAAATTGGTTAAATCACGAAAGAGATTATACATTTACATATGCAGGTTTAAGACAAGTTATTGATAAGTACCTAGTGCAAGATAGAAGTACAGGACAAATTTATGAAACTCCACAATTTATGTATATGATGATAGCTGCTACATTATTTTCACAATATCCAAAGAGTAAGAGGATGAGTTATGTTAAAAGATATTATGACGCAATTTCAAGATTTAAAATTAATATTCCAACGCCTGTTATGGCAGGTGTTAGAACTCCCATTAGGCAATATGCGAGTTGTGTATTGGTTGATGTTGATGATACTTTACCTAGTATTTTTTCTAGTGATATGGCGATAGGTAAGTATGTTGCTCAAAGAGCAGGTATTGGTATCAATGCAGGACGTATTAGAGGAATTAATTCACGTATTAGAGGTGGTGAAGTACAACACACAGGTGTTATACCATTTCTAAAAAAATTTGAGGCAACTGTTAAGTGTTGTACTCAAAATGGAGTACGTGGTGGTAGTGCAACGGTTCACTTCCCTATTTGGCACAAAGAAATAGAAGATATAATTGTTTTAAAAAATAATAAAGGTAGTGAAGATAATAGAGTTAGAAAATTAGATTACTCTATACAGTTATCAAAATTATTTTATGAAAGATTTATTAATGATGAAGAGATAACTTTATTTTCACCACACGAAGTACCAGAACTTTATGAAGCGTGGGGATCAAAAGAATTTGATAAACTTTATGAAACGGCAGAAAGAAAAACAAGTGTTTGGAAACATAAAATCAAAGCACAGGACTTGTTTATGGCAATTTTAAAAGAAAGAGCAGAAACAGGTCGTATTTACATTATGAATATAGACCATTGTAATACTCATTCCTCTTTTAAAGATAGAGTTTATATGTCTAACTTATGTCAAGAGATTACTTTACCTACAGACCCTATAAGTCATATAGATGGTAATGGAGAAATTGCATTATGTATTCTATCAGCAATTAATGTAGGACTTTTAAAAGATTTAGATGAATTAGAATCCTTATGCGATTTAGCAGTAAGGTCATTAGACGAAGTTATAGACCATCAAAAATATCCAGTTAGAGCGGCAGAAATTTCTACAAAAAATAGAAGAAGTTTAGGAATTGGATATATTGGTCTTGCTCATTACTTAGCAACATTAGGACTTGGTTATGAAACTAAAACTGCTTGGAAAGAAGTAGATAAGTTATCAGAAGCATTCCAATATTATCTATTAAGAGCAAGTAATGAATTAGCAAAAGAAAAGGGAAAATGTGAATCCTTTTCTAAAACAAAGTATTCAGATGGTATCTTACCAATTGACACCTACAAAAAAGAAGTTGATGAGATTGTATCTCGGAAACTTTCATATAAATGGGAAGACTTGAGGAAAGATATTAAGGAATTTGGGTTAAGACATAGCACACTCACGGCTCAAATGCCTTCTGAAAGCTCTAGCGTGGTTTGTAATGCCACAAACGGCATTGAACCACCTAGAGATTATATTTCAGTTAAGAAGAGTAAGAAAGGTACTTTAAAACAAGTTGTACCTGATTATAAAAGATTAAAAAATAATTATACATTGTTATGGGATATGAAATCTAACGAAGGATATATAAACATAGTAGCAGTAATGCAGAAATATTTTGACCAATCAATTAGTGGAAATTGGTCATATAATCCTGAAAATTATGATGAAGGAGAAATACCATTATCAATAATGGCAGAAGATTTATTGACAACTTATAAGTTAGGATGGAAGACTTCTTATTATCAGAATACATATGATAGTAAAAGAGATATAGAGGAACCTGTACATCCTATTGGTTGGAAAGATGATGTACCAGAAGCAAAGACTATAATGGAGAAAAAAGACGAAGAAGAATGTGAAACCTGTGTAATTTAAAAGGAATTTTATGGCATTTTTATGTGCAAATGTACCACATACGGAAGTACTAGTTAAAAAACAATACCTTTATGATTTTAAAAAAGGTCACGGAGAATTTGAACCAGGTATCTGGTGTACTGTTAAAAGTATTCAAGGTAGAGCATTATACTTTGAAACTTATTTGTATGAAACAGGAGCATTATATGATAAACTTCCTATATCAGCATTTGTATGGAAAAAGACAAAAGAAGATATAACATTACCAGAATTACAATTATGGGATTGTTTTGATTATGATATTACTATTATTGAAAAACAATTAGTAAGTGGTAATAGATGTACGTTTCTATCACCAAGTAAGAAATTATATGAAGGAAATTATATGTTTAGTATAGATAGTTGTCGTGCAACAAACAAAGAACTTAATGTAGGGTATAGTGAAACTCCTTCACAACATAAATCATTTAACATATTAAAATTAGATAATGGACATTTTGCTGCTCAACCTAATAATAGAGTTTTGTTTTATGATAAATCATTAACCCCTAGTAAAGTAAAAGTGCCAGATTATAAAGTATCTACTATAGAGTATAGTGTAGATAATATGGATAAATGGACAGCAGGTGATAGTGATGAACACCATTATGAGTTAACAGAATCAGAAAGATTACAGAAAGAATTAGAACCGATAAATGACTAAAAGTGTATTCAATACAGATAAAAAGTTAGATTATACTAAACAACCTATGTTTTTTGGTAAAGATTTACAGGTACAAAGATATGATGAATTAAAATATCCTATCTTTAATAAATTGTTTCAACAACAATTAGGTTATTTCTGGAGACCTGAAGAAGTATCTTTACAAAAAGATATATCAGATTATAAAGAATTAAATGAACAAGGTAAGTTTATATTTACATCTAATTTAAAATATCAAACAATGATGGATAGTGTGCAAGGTAGAGGACCTGCTTTAGCATTTTTACCTTTTGTTTCAATACCTGAATTAGAGAGTTGTGTTCTTGCGTGGGACTTCTTTGAAAACATACACTCACACTCTTATACATATATCATAAAAAATTTATATTCAAATCCTAGTGAAGTTTTTGATACTATAATTACAGATGAAAAAATTGAAAAAAGAGCAATTAGTATAACACAAAGATATGATGATATGATTAATTTAGGTTATAAATGGCAACTAACACCAGATAAAGTTGATATGTATGAATTGAAAAAGAAATTATATTTAACATTGATGACTGTTAATATATTAGAAGGATTAAGATTTTATGTTTCTTTTGCGTGTTCGTTTGCATTTGGAGAACTAAAAATGTTAGAAGGTTCTGCTAAAATACTTTCTTTAATTGCAAGGGATGAAACTTTGCATTTATCAATCACACAAAGAATACTTAATAACTATCGTGATAATGAAAACGATAAAATTATGGATAAAGTGATTAAAGATTCAGAAAAAGAAGTTTATACAATGTATGAAAATGCAGTAGGACAAGAGAAACGTTGGGCAACTTATTTGTTCTCTAAAGGTTCTATGATAGGACTTTCAGAAAAACTATTACACCAATTTGTAGAGTATATGGCAAATAGACGTATGAGAGCAATAGGATTAGAACCAAGATACGACCAAAAAGTAAATCCATTACCTTGGGTTGACCATTGGTTAAATAGTAGGTCATTACAAAATGCACCACAGGAAACAGAAATTGAAAGTTATGTTATAGGCGGAATTAAACAAGATGTACAAAAGGATCAGTTTAAAAAATTTAAATTATAATACATATATATTATGGACGAAGAGATAGGAAAGAGCATTAGGTTTAGTTGTGATAATTGTAAGGTAAGTTACACAATAAAATATGACGAAGACGAAACAGATATGAAACCTGAGTCTTGTCCATTTTGTAGTTATGAAGTAGAAGAAGAAGATGAAAATGAAGTTGGAGATGAAAATGAAGAAACTAGTTGGGATTGATTATAGTTTAACAAGTCCTGCCATATGTGTTACAGATAACTTTAAGTTTGAATATAGTCATTTTTATTTTCTTACTAATAAGAAAAAACATATGGGCAAATTTGGTAATATAATTGGTTATGAACATCAACCGTGGACAGACCCTATCCAAAGATTTACTCAAATTTCTGATTGGGTTTTAAAAGTCTTAAAATTAAATCACTCTAAAGACAATATAGATACACTAGCAATAGCAATAGAAAACTATTCTTATGGTTCTAAAGGTCAAGCATTATTTCAAATAGCAGAAAATTGTGGCATACTTAAATATAGATTAGCAGAACAAAAATACAAATATAGTGTTATTGTACCAAGTGTTGTTAAGAAATTTGCTACAGGTAAAGGTAATGCAGATAAAGAAATGATGTACGAACAATTTTGTAAAGATACAAAAACAGATTTAAAGAAGTTATTAGATACAGCAAAGGCAGGTAATCCAGTATCAGATATAGTTGATAGTTGGTATATAGCAAAGGCACATTATGGGCGACTTTAAAATATTAATACTTGCATATTTAATTGGGCATAGTCCAATAGAAACACAACAAACTTTTCAAATGGAAGGTTGGTATAAAAGTATGGAAGAGTGTAAAAAAGAATTACTTTTACAAAAACCAGATGGAAGATACGAAGTGATGAACGAGTTTGTTGTAGATGGAGAGTTTAAATGGGATTGGTTAGTTGCAGGTTGCAAAAGTGATACAACAGGAGAAGAATTCCAGATTTGGCCAAGTTATCCTAAAGGCAAACCAAAGGAGTTAGAAGGCATTGAGTTTGATGTTTTTGAATTACAAGTATGAAATTATTAAAAGCAAGACAATATGTAACCTGTCAACACGCACCATTAAAAGGAATAAAACCTAAAGTTACAATAGTGCCTGTTAAAGATATAATGTTAACTGCTGATTATGAATGGATGATAAAAAGATATCCTGCTTTTAAAACTAGTATTGAAAGTGCAGGTATGAAGTTTCCTATTATCTATACAGATTTAGAACATTATTGGTTGAAAAGAAGATGGAAGAAAGACGAAGAAGGAAATTGTATACCTGGTTTATCAGTACACACAGGTAATAAAAGAGTGTATTGGGCAAAGAGAAATGGGTTTACCCATATAGAAGGATACTTTGTTAATAATAAAGATGAACAAGCGGCAATAGTTAGACAAACATTTTTAGCACCTGCTAGTTTTCCAACTACAAATGCTCGTGCATACCAAGAGGAGGTTAATAAAATATGACTTTACCAGAATTAGCAAATTTTAAACCAGATGAATTAGACAATTTTGCTCAAAATAATTTTATGGTATATAATTGGGCAATGCCAGTTGAAGATTGTAAAATGATTATTGAGAAATTTGAACAGGTAGTTAAATATGATATGTCCCAGGTAGATACATTTAAAACTGGTCATAAAGAATTTACAGAAATAGATATAGACAAATATGGTGATTCAGATTTTTGGAGAGAACCTAAAAAGAAATTTATTGCAATGATTAAAGAATATAAAGCAAGATTTATGAAAAATTTGAGTATTAAAGATTTAGATTTTCCACCAGTAATAGATATGGAAAATATAAGAATAAAAAAATATATGCCTAATGACAAAGACCAATTTAAAGTCCACGTAGATGTTGTTCGTTCTATGGGTGATTCAGCTAAAAGATTTTTAGTTTTTGTATTATATCTTAATGATGTTGAACAAGGTGGTCATACATTGTTTCCAAAACCTAATATATGGGTAAAACCAAGAGCAGGAAGATTGTTAGTATTTCCACCCTTTTGGACTCACCCACACGCAGGATTAAAACCATTAAGTGGTCCAAAATATATTATGATGTCTTATTTACATTATGGGGACGCAGAAGATCCGAGGTATAAAAAATAATGTATCAACCATTACCAGACGAATTATATATTAGAAGAAGTGCCATTGAAGGTATGGGTTTATTTGCTAAAGAAGATATTGATGGTAATGTTAATTTAGGTTTAAGCCATATAGTTGTTGATGGTGAGCTTATAAGAACACCATTAGGAGGTTTTGTTAATCATAGTGATGAACCTAATTGTATAAAAATTAAAGAAGGTGATAGGTATAGTTTATTTACCTTGCGTGATATAAAAGCGGAAGAAGAAATAACATTGGAATATACTTTTTATAATGTAAATGAACTTGGAACAAAGTAAAGAACTATTTAAAAAAAATATATATTCAGTAGAGATAGGTATTCATAACTATTGTAATAGAACTTGTACATTTTGTCCTTTATCAAGAAAAGATGTAAATAGAAGAGTGAAAAGAAATATGACCTTTATGACGGATGCAATGTATTTAAGTATATTAAATCAATTAGCAGAAATAGATTTTAATGGTCGTATAGATTTTACAAGATATCACGAACCACTTTCAGATAAAGAAGCAATATTAGAAGCAGTAAGAGCAGCTAAAAGAATTATACCTAAAGCAAAGATTAATATTAATACCAATTCAGATTATCTTAATAAAGAGTACATACAAGAGTTGATAGAAGCAGGCGTAGATAATATAGCAATGCAAGCGTATTTAAAAAATGGTGCAACTGTTTATAATGAAAACGAAGTATTTGAACGTATTAACCATATATGTGATAGAATAGGTGTAGAAAGAATTAATCCAGATGAACATAAAAATAAAGATTGGATTATATACAGACTGCCACAATTTAAAGGTTCTATTCACGCAAGAAATTATTGGAAGAATGGAACTAATAGAGCAGGTAGTGTGCCAATAGATTTAGGTTATACACGAACACAACCTTGTACTAGTATGAATAAAGGAATTTTTATAGAGTTTGATGGTTCAATGACTATCTGTTGTGATATGTTGACACCAGAAGTCCATAGTAAATGGGCAGTAGGTAATTTAAAAAAAGAACCTAGTTTGTTTTTAAACTATACTAGTGATTACTATACAGAATGGAGAGAAAGAATTAATAGAGCAGATTGGTTTAAAGGTTCTCCTTGTATAGTTTGTAAAAGGGATGTAAGAGGTAAAGAGGCAAGATAATGTGTGCGATACACGGAATATTATATAGGTCTAAAGAGTTAATGGATGAAATGTTGTGCCAAGCACATCATAGAGGACCTGATGGTAATGGTCAATGGAGTGATGAAGATATTACTTTAGGTCATAATCTATTATCAATTATAGACACTACAGAAAATTCAAAACAACCTTGGTTTCATAATGATTGGGTATTAGTTTATAATGGAGAGATATATAATTATAAAGAATTAGGTTTTAAAACTAAAACTAATACAGATACAGAAGTTTTAATTAGAGGTTTGGAAAAAGAAGGTTCATCATTTATTAAAAAATTAGATGGTATGTTTGCCTTTGCCGCTTATAATAAAAAGAAAAAAGAATTAATACTTGCTAGAGATAGTAATGGTGCAAAACCTTTATATTATGGTTATATAAATGATAAGTTAGCATTTTCTTCTGAAATTAAAAGTTTATTAGCAATAGGATTTGAAAGAAAAGTAGATAAAGAAGCATTTAAACATTATTATAAACAAGGATATAATTCTGGTTATTTAACTTTATTCAAAGGTATAAAGAAATTAGTACCAGGTGAGTATGTTAAAATTAATATTAGAACAAAACGAAGAACATCATCCAATCTTAATAATATACCTGTAAAACAAATACCAGTTAAAAATGTAGGTAAGATTTCAGAAGAAGTTAGAAATAGATTATATCAGGCGACTAAACAGACTTTAATGGGACGTAGAGAGATTGGTTTATTTTTAAGTGGTGGTATTGATAGTACATCTATATTATATGAAATGACACAATCATTAGATACAAAACCAAATACATTTAGCTCCAGATTTATATTAAAAGATAGAAAAAGTAGACTTAATCAAGACCCCGATTTGGCAAAATCAACATCAGCATTATATGGTGGTATACATAAAGAGCTACTTATAGATGAGAAAAATTATGTAGATACTATGAGAGATACAATATTAGCTTTAGAAGAACCTAGACAAAGTAAAAGTCTACCTGTGTATTATAATGTAAATAAATTTATAAAACAAAATGGTATAACAGTAACTTTAAGTGGTGATGGAGGAGATGAATTATTATGTGGTTATAAACATCATAGAAAACCAGAATGGAGAACTAAATTAAAAGCATTATCTTCTGAACATAAAGAATTACAAAATAAAGAGTTATGGGCAAGTCTTGATGAACAAATGACATATTTTGATAGTTGGTTTCCTACAGGTGGATTACAAGGTGATAAGATAAATGATTTTATGTTCATAGAATGCTTGAATACATTATCAGAAGATTTTTTAATTAGAAATGATAAGTTAGGTATGAGATTTAGTTTAGAAGGAAGATTTCCTATGTTGAATAAAACATTTAGAGATTATATAAGAAGTGTACCTAGTGAGTTTAAAGTTAATAAGGAATATATGACAGGTGATTGGTCTAGGCACAATAAACCATTATTAAAAACTGCTTACTTTAGTAGATTGCCACACTATATATTAAAAAGAGCAAAGACAGGTTGGAGATTTCCTACAGACGAAGGTATAATAGGAAGATTTTCTAATCCAGCTCCAAATAATAGTACATTGAAAGATTATATTAGACATTTATTAATGAATAAGGAAATGCAAGAAATTTTTGAATATACCCCTGCTGATATAGATAATAAATATATGAGTACGAAAGGATGGGAAAAAGGTTTTAATAAAAGTGGTAAAGAAACTATATTGGCAAATATAGGACAAAAATCACAAAAACAATTATTTACTATACTATCCTTTGCCGTGTGGTATGATGTATTTAAAATGAGTATATAGGAGAAATTATGAAATATCCATTAGCTAGTGATACTTGGGATCATAAAGAGTTACACGCAATACAAGAAGTCATAAAAGGTGGACGATATACAATGGGTCCTTACGTCAAGAAGTTTGAGCAAGAGTTTGCCAAATATTTTAGATGTAATGAGGCAGTTATGGTTAATAGTGGGTCAACTGCTAATCTATTAATGATAGCACTATTGAAATTAAAATATAAAAGAGGTGGTAATATAATTGTGCCTGCTGTATCTTGGTCAACAACATATTTTCCATTACAACAATACGGTTTCAAATTAAATTTTGTAGATGTAGATAGAGAAACTTTAAATATAGACCCTAATAAAGTTAGAGAAGCAATTAATGATGATACTTGCGCTATATTTGCAGTTAATCTTTTAGGTAACTCCTGTGACCATTATTCATTAATGCATATTGCTAGAGATAATGGACTTATGTTAATAGAGGACAATTGTGAGAGTTTAGGTGCTCAGACATATAACTTTGAATATTGTGGAACGTTTGCTGATTTAGGTAGTTTTTCTTTCTTCTTTTCACATCACTTACAAACAATGGAAGGTGGTATGATTGCTTGTAGAAATAAAGATGACGCTGATTATTTAAGGTCATTAAGAGCACACGGTTGGTGCCGAGATTTACCAGACGACAATAAGATTTATAAGAAGACTGGAGATAAATTTAAAGATAGTTTTACGTTTGTAACTCCAGGTTATAGTGTAAGACCATTAGAAATGAGTGGTGCAATAGGTAGTGTGCAACTTAAAAAAGAAATGGAAATGAGAACTCAAAGAATTCGTAATGCAAAATATTTTCAACATAAATTTAAAGATAATAAAGATATTTTATTACAGAAAGAAATAGGAACGTCTAGTTGGTTTGGATTCTCATTAGTATTACAAAATGATTTATATGGTTGGCGTGATGTAATTGTTAATAGACTTACTAAAGCAGGAGTAGAGTGTAGACCTATTGTTGCAGGTAATTTTATGAACAATCCTGTAATAGATTATCTTGATTATTATAATAATAGTTGTCCAAATGCAGATTACATACACGAAAATGGTTTGTTTATAGGAAACGATATAAGAGATTTAAAAGAAAATATTGATATGGTTTATGATTTGATTAATAAACCAGTAACTAGATTAGAACAAATGGAAACATTAACACACGATCCTATTGTGGATTAATTAAGGAGAAAAATGAAAAGAGCATTAATAACAGGTATAACTGGACAAGACGGCGCTTATCTTGCTAAATTGTTATTAGAAAAAGGTTATAAAGTATTTGGTGGACAAAGACGAAGTACATCACCAAAACATTGGCGATTAGATGAAATGGGTATTACAGACCAAATAGAGTTTGTTGAACTTGATGTAATAGACCAGGCAAATATAAGAAGAGCTATAGAAGAAACTCAACCAGATGAAGTGTATAATTTAGCTGCTCAATCTTTTGTATGGTTATCATTTAAACAACCAGAACTTGCTACTTTAATAGACGCAATGGGTCCTTTGAGAATACTAGAAAGTATAAGACAAGTAAATCCTAAAATAAAATTTTATCAAGCAAGTACAAGTGAAATGTATGGAAAAGTATTTGAAACACCACAAAAAGAAACAACGAAGTTTTGGCCGAGGTCACCATATGGTGTTGCAAAACTATATGCTCATCACATAACAGTAAATTATAGAGAGGCATATGATATGTTTGCTTGTTGTGGTTTATTATTTAATCACGAAAGTCCACATAGAGGTGAGGACTTTGTAACTAGAAAGATATCAAAAGGTTTAGCACATTGGTTGCAAGAAGGAAGACCAATTGTTTTAGGAAATTTAAATGCAAAAAGAGATTGGGGACACGCTGAGGATTTTGTTAGAGGTATGTGGCAAATGCTACAACACGATAAACCAGATGATTATGTATTAGCAACTGGTGAAATTCATACAGTAAAAGAATTTGCAGATATGGCATTAGATTATAAAGATATAAAACATTATTGGAAAGATGGTCAATGTTTTACAGACGGCAATCAGTTAATTATTACTACTGATAAGAAACATTTAAGACCTGCTGAGGTAGATGTATTACAAGGGGATGCTAGTAAGGCAAGAGAAGTATTAGGTTGGGAACATAAACATAATGTAGAGAGTTTAATGAAACAAATGGTTGACGCAGATGTTGGTAGATTTTGTAGTGACCATCAATCAGGAGTACCAAGACTTTGGGATGCTCCAGAGAATTGTATATAATGGCTGATTACGTATTTTGTACAACATTTAATAAAAAACTTTATGATGACTATGCTCATCAATTAATTGACACGTTTATAGCAACAAAACAAATACCAATGATGTATGTTTATGTGGAAGATAATCCAGACTGGTATCCTAAAATACCTAGAGTACATTATTATAATATATTTGATTATGAACCAGCTTTAAAAGATTTTATTGAAAGAAATAAACATAGAAAAGCAAATACTTTCTATGAAGAAGCGATAAGATTTAGTTATAAAGTATTTGCTCAATCAGCGGCAAGAAATAGGGGAGAAAAAATATTTTATGTAGATAGTGATTGTAAGTTTATGGGCACAATACCTGAAGAGTGGTACAACCAATGTTTACCAGATGATACGTTAATATCGTTTTATGATAGACCATCACAATATACAGAAACAGGTTTTGTTGCATTTAATAATACACCAAACAATAATCATAGCATATGCAACCAGTTTTTTAATGCATATAGAGATTGGTATGTAACAGATAAAGTATATACAATAAACAAATTAGAAAAGAATTTTTGGACAGATTGCCACACATTGGACGGTACTAGGCAAATGTTTAAGGACAATCCAGCTTATATTGAAAAAATACTAGGGGATGGTAAAAATGGACATATAATGGCAAGAGATAAGTTTATTAATCCTTATATAGACCATAGAAAAGGACCAAGAAAAAAACAATCAAATAGTCCAGAATGGAGAAAAAATAATGACAGATAAAGATGAACTAAAAAAAGCTTTAGATGGTGAAATGGCTATACCAACAGAAACATCTAACGAAAATGATAAAACTTATGAGAATGAAAGTACAAGAGATTATTCTCCAATGGTACAACTTTCAGTTAGAGAATATGATAAGTTAAAAGAACAAAGTAAATATATTACAGACCCTACTTTAATTGGTATGATAGATAAGTTAGAGTTTTTTGTAAAAGAGTTGAGAAAACATATAGTAAGAAAATTATAATGATTAACATTTTTATAGGATATGATAGTAAAGAAAAGGTAGCATTTAATGTACTTGCATATAGTATATTAAAAAATAGTACAAGACCTGTATCTATTACACCTATTTATTTACCAAATATAAAAGATAACTTTACAAGAGAACGTAGTAATATAGAATCAACTGAATTTAGTTTTAGTAGATTTATAGTACCTCACCTTATGAACTATAAAGGTTGGGCATTATTTTTAGATTGCGACCAATTAATGACAGGTGATGTTGCTGAATTATGGAGATTACGTGATGAGAAGTATGCCGTACAAGTATGTAAGCACGATTACCAACCAATAGAAAGTAAAAAGTTTTTAGGTCAAGTACAAACAAAATATGTTAAGAAAAATTGGTCAAGTTTTATGTTAATGAATTGTGATAAGTGTACAGCATTAACACCTGATTATGTTAATAGTGCAACAGGATTACAATTACACCAATTCAAATGGTTAGAAAATGATGATAAGATTGGTGAACTACCATTAGAGTGGAATTGGTTAGTTGGGGAACCTGGATATAATTATAAACAAGATGTAAAAAATATACATTATACAAAAGGTGGACCTTGGTTTAATGAATATAGAGATTGTGATTATTCAAAAGAGTGGTTGAAATTATATGATGAGTGTTGTGATATAGAGTAATGGTACAAGGATTATTAACTAGACCAGCGACAGATGAAGTTGTAAAACCTTTTGTTGAAAGTGCAAAGGGAACATTACATACGGTTGACAATGTTGATATTAATAAACCTATTGCTTGTTTTGGAATATTAAGAGGCACAGGCGAACTTCTGAAACAAAGTAAAGAGTTTTATTATTTTGACCACGCTTACTTATATGGTAATAGACATAAACCATCAAAGGTATCTGGTGAGAGAATATATAGATTAACAAAAAATCATTATCATATACAAACTATACAAGCATTAACAGATGAAGACCACGAAAGAATTAAAAAGTATAAACAGTATATAAAATTAAAACCTTGGAAAACTGGTAAAGAAGGTGGTTATATATTAATTATAGCACCTTCTCATTTTCAAATAGCATATCATAATATAGGTAGTTGGGTTGATGATACTATAAAGATTTTAAAACAACATACAGATAGACCTATTAAAGTAAGAGATAAAAAAAGTATGAAACCATTAAGAGAAGAAGTAGAAGGTGCATATGCTGTAGTATCTCATAATTCAGCAGTTGTAGTTGACGCTATTATAAATGGAGTACCTATATTTTGTGATAAAATGAATATGGGTGTACCAATGGGGTTAACAGATTTTAGTAAAATAGAACAACCTATAAAACCTGGTAGATTGAACTGGATATATAGTTTACTAGCAAACCAATTTACTATGACAGAAATAAAAGATGGAACAGCGTGGAGAAAAGTACAATGAAAGTATTAAAAAGTAAATTATCAGATTTTTTTAAATGGGTAAAGGGTACTGAACTTGTTGAGTTAGATAATATAGACGTATCGGAAGATCCAGTTAGACCTGAATTAACTTTAGGTTGGCGAATAACAAATGGTCGTAAGATATTTGGTTTAAAATATGATGATGAAATTGAAGGTATTATATGTATAGCATTTACCAATGATGTGCCTTCAAGTATAAAAGAATTAGATATTATGAGTGAGTTAGCACATATTAAAAACGAAAAGAAAATTGCTATTGCATATACAGTATGGTCAAGAAAAAGAGGTGCAGGTAAAGAGATAGTAAATAAAGTAATAGAATATGCTAAAAAGAATAAAATTGAAAGAGTAATAACGTTGTCCCCATTAACACCTATGGCGACACACTTTCATATTAGAAATGGTGCAAAACAAATTAACATAAATGAGGTAACCCAAAATTTTGAGTATGCAATTAGATAACGAAATAAAATTAGATTATAAAGACGTATTGTTAAAACCTAAAAGGTCAACATTATCATCAAGACGTGATGTAGAAATGACACGTAAATTTACATTTAGAAATTCTGGTGAAACATATGAGTGTTGTCCTATAATGGCATCCAATATGGATGGAGTAGGAACATTTAGTATGGCGAAAGTTATACAAGAGTATAAGATGATGACCACTATTACAAAGACAACTACAGTAGACCAATGGAAGACAGCAGTTGGGGAAGGTATTAAATTAAAGTATCTATCAGTATGTACAGGCACAGGTAAGTTATGGGATAATGACGCTGAAGATTATTCTACAATGCAAAAAGTATTAAAGAACTATCCAGATATTAAATTTATTACAATAGATGTAGCAAATGGATATCATACAAATTTTTCAGATTTTGTTGGTGCAGTTAGAGAAGAATATCCAGATAAAACTATTATTGCAGGTAATGTAGTAACTGCTGAAATGACAGAAGAATTAATTATACAAGGTGCAGACGTAGTTAAAGTAGGTATTGGACCAGGTAGTGTATGTACAACAAGAACAATGGCAGGTGTAGGTGTACCTCAATTTAGTGCAGTAATGGAATGTGCTGACGCTGCTAATGGTGTAGGTGGGCATATAGTTGCAGATGGTGGTTGTAATATGCCAGGAGATATTGCGAAAGCATTTGGTGCTGGTGCTCATTTTGTTATGTTAGGTGGTATGTTAGCAGGACACAACGAAAGTGAAGTACAATCAAAAGATGGTAAAAGAGAATTTTATGGTATGTCTTCTGATAGAGCAAGAGAAGTACACGGTAAACGAAAAGATGGTTATAGAGGTAATGAAGGAAGAAAAGTAATATTACCTGATAGAGGACCTGTTAAAGAAACGATAGAAGATTTATTAGGAGGTGTTCGTTCAAGTTGTACATATATTGGTGCAAGAAGATTAAAAGATATTCCTAAATGTGCAAGTTTTGTTAGATGTAACCAACCATTAAATACAGTATTTGAATCGTATGATAATAACTCATAATATACCTTGGGATAAATGTTTAAGTAAGCAGTTGTTTCCTGCTATAGAAAAGGGTTGGACTGATTCAGATAAACCTATACATTTCTTTTGGGGACTTGGAAGTAAAAATATACCAGAGATTGCAATGTGCGAAGCACAAGGTGATGAGTGGTGGTATGTAGATGTTGGTTATTTAACACAACAAATTACAAGATATCCAGAACCTATTATACACGATTACGATAAGACATATTTTAGAATATGTAAAGGTAATTTACATACGATTAGGTGCAAAGTTGGACCAGGTGCAAGATTACAGAAACTAGAGCATCAAGGGATTGATGTACAGTTTAAAGGGTGGAATACTGGAGAAACAACTCATATACTATTAGCACCTTCTTCTCAAACGGTAACCTACCATATTAATGGCATTAGTCAAGATGATTGGATTAAACAGGTTACAGAAGAGATTAAACAACATACAGATATACCTATTAAGTTTAGAAACAAACCTAGACCAGGTAATGAGTGGTGGAAAACTGACATAAAAGATGATTTGAAAAATGCCCATTGTTTGGTAACTAATATGAGTTTAGGTACTGTTGACGCAATATTAAATCAAGTACCTGTTATATGCCATCAAAGAAACATTGCGTCATTTGTTTCATCAAAAGATATAAAGTATATTAAGAAACCTATGAGACCTGGAAGAAAAACTATAAATGAGTGGTTAAAAATGATTGCAGAAAATCAATTTACAATAAAAGAAATTGAAGATGGAACTGCTTATAGAACATTACAGGAACAAAACGTATGATAATTAAACCATTTGGAGAAGAAGGCATTTCTATGTTGCAAGGCAATATGATAGACGTTCCTATAACAGATTATATTTGTAATTTGTTAAAAGAAGAAGGTGATGATATTGTTATAAAAGGAGATTTTTTAAAAGAGATACAAAATGCAACTATTCAAAATGGAAAATTGAAAAGTGTTCCTCATAATGCAACAGTAGTTGATATTATTAATAAGATACAAAACGAATTTTCAAAAAATAGAAAAGTAGTAGAAATATGGGCAGTTATAATGAGAGAAGGAGATTTCCATATGCTACATAACCATTCAAGTGGTATTCCTTCAGAACATTTAGATTACTTAATTGCTAATGATAAACCTGGTAGAGAAGCACCAGTAATATCTGGAGCTCTTTATCTAAAAGTGCCTGAAATGAAACCACCACAAGGTAATGTAAATTTTGTATCAAATGGTGAAGTGTTTAGTTGGACTCCAAAAGATGGAGATTACTTTGTTTGGCCGAGTCATTTAGTACACGGAGTTTATCCTTTTAAAGGGTCAGGAAGTAGGATAATGATTTCTTGGAATAGTATATGATAAATTTTTGCTGTGTATATTATGGAACAAAGTATTCATTAGATTATGTACAAGTGCTATACAATATGGTACAACGACATTTAACCGTACCTCATAAGTTTATATGTTTTTCAGACCACGTAAAACCTCAAAAGATATTAAAAGGTAATATAGAGTTTAGAAAGTTTAGATTTCACGACTATAATGGTTGGTGGAATAAAATGCAACTTTTTAGTGAAGAAGCAGACCTAAAAGGACCTTGTTTATATATGGATTTAGATGTAGTTATTTTAGATAACATTAATGAATTAGCGACATTTGGTGATGATATGACATTTGGTGTAATAAACGATTTCAACATATTGACAAAAGAGTATAATTCAAGTATAATGAAATTTAATAATGAAGTTGCAACAGATTTAGTATGGAAACCATTTCTACAACAAAAGACAGAATTGATGAAATTGCAAGGCGACCAAAACGCAATGTCCAAATTAGTTAAAGGTAGTCAATACCTAAAAGTTATGCCAGACGAATGGTCATATTCGTACAAATGGTTCAGCAGACAAGACCCTAGATTTGATAAGAGTAAATGGACATTTGAAAAGAAAGAATCAGCCAAGGTTGCAGTATTTCACGGTACACCTTTACCACACGATTCAGACCAGGATTGGGTCAAAAAAGAGTGGAATTAGAACAAAACGAGAACAAATATCTCTAAAAATCGCATAAAATAAGTGTTTTTTTTTCTTGACTTTTAAGTAAAAAACCTGTATAGTATACACATACTATGAAAAAAAACACTATGAACAAATCAAAAAAAGTTAAATTAAATGACGTTGACTATACTTTTAATGTAGTTTATTTAAGAGAATATATTGATCCAGATGACCAAGAATTCTTTTATGCATACGAAACTATCTATAGAAACGTTCCATATAAATTCAAAGACAAATTCAAAACAAAATCTATGAAGATGAAAATTCTTAAATTTTGTGATTGGAATTATAAAGAACCTGCTGTTAACTTTCAAAACGTAACTAAAGTTGAATTAATAGACCAAGACGAATACTATAAAAATTATGAACAAGTATTTGGCGATACTGCCAAAGATAATAAAGATATGTTTAATGATTACGGTCAATCTTATGACAGACAATCTTTCAGAAAAGATTTTAATAAAGAATTAACATATAAATTAAACCCAATTAAGAAAAAAATAGAACAAATGAAAGGACTACACTAATGAGTAAAGTAAAACAATGGGCAGCAGACGTTGCCGAAAAAGCAGTTGATGATATTCTTACAAAAGTTAAGAATAAAATAATTGACTTAAAAACTGCTAAAGACGATATCTTAAAAATAGAAAATCTTGCTTTAGTTGATATTGACGAAGATAATATAGATGAAGTATTAGAAATGGAGTTGAAAATATGAGCCAATTAACAGACGTATATGTAAATAAAGACGATATCGGTAAAAACCTATATAGAAAAAAAACATACTATACATTATGCATAGAGCAAGATGTATTAGCAAAAGATAAAGATGAAGCAGATAAATTGCTTTCAGATTGCGGAATAGACCACGCAAAAATCAATAAAGACTTAACAGAAGAAAAAAACGGTGTTGAAACTTATATGACAGACGCTAACTATACAGATTCAGATACAACCAAGTATATTGCAAAAGTTGTTTATGATGACTATGACGGTTTAGAAAACGCCAAAGAAAACGGTGATGTTGAGTTAGATACTTATGCTTTAGAAGATGATACAATTGATCCAGAAACAGGAGAGTGTATGAGTAAACCACTTGATGATTTACACGAAGCATTAAATCCAAATAACAAATATGTTTTAAAAGACGGTGAATTAAAAATCGTGAAAGAGAATCAATAATGCAAAGTGAACTATTATTATTGGGAGTGATTGGAATGCTTTTAACTATAATTGGATTCGGTATTGCTTACCATATTGGAAGTAAATCAAATGAACCAGAAGTAAAATTAACAGAAGTACAAAAATCATTAAAAGATTTACATAACTTAAATGGAAAGGACGATTAATGAAATATAATGAAGATAAAATATTAAAAGAAGTTTTAGACTATGTTAAAGGCACATACTCAAAACACTATTCTACTACTAAAGAAGGATTCCAAGTACAAGATTTATTAAGACATTTAAAGATAGATAAAGATTTCAGTTTATCAAATGCAATTAAATACCTTTGCAGATACGGTAAAAAAGAAGGAAAAAACAAATTAGATTTATATAAAGCAATACACTATATTGTATTGTTAATTAATAGTGAAGAAAATGAAAAAGAAAACTAAAAAACTTATATTAGAATTATTAGATTTTTGGCCAATGACAATAGTTGTGCCAATAATGATTATTTTAATTTTAACAGCAAATATATGGTAAGTAATAAAATTATATACAATAAAATGAATTTCTATTATGATGTAAATGATATGAACATATCAATTTACGGTAAAGATTGGAAACCAGTTGAGTATTTAAGTGATTCAGAAAGAAGAGAGAAAGTAAGACAGCATATATTAAAAAAAGACTTAACACAAAGAATAGGAGGAAAAAAGTATATGACATTATTAACAGAAAATCAAACAATCAACGGATTTGATAATACAGCAGATGTATTAATCTCTATTAAAGAGAACGTTGAAAACGGTAATAAAGATACAGCAATTGATATGCTAAATCAATTAATTGATAATGAGAAGTTAGAATCAGATATTGATGTTTCTATGAATTTAGAAAATGAGAGTTGTGATTGCTCTACTTGTAGAATTGGAAATAACTAAAATGAGTGGAAACCACCCTATAGCAGACTATCAAAACACTTGGAAAAGCTCACCAGCGACCCTGCTAGAGCGTTGGAAATGCAGAAAAGTGAGTAAAATAGGGACTAATTTAGGGATTGACATTAGCAACGATTTATGTTATTATTAATACAATTGAGAAAGGAAAATACATTATGAGTACAGTAATATACAATAAAGAGAACATCTATAAAGAGTTTGATGTAGCAAAACAAAAAGACATTGAACTATCAGACAAGAAAACACTAGAAGAAAAAGAGAACGATATCCATACAAACAGGTTACAGTTTTGTAAAGAACATAAAGAACTGAATGAGAAAGACCCAGGATTGTATGATGTTGATATTAAGTGGGACAGTTTAATACTTGCCTACTCATCACCTAGTCCGAGAGACCATTTCTATAAAACAGTATTCGGTAGAACTTATGCCGAACAAGTTGCCTTTGAAACTTCTGAATCAGAAGGAGATGACGGAGGAGAAGATTCGTATTATAGAAGTAGAAGAAAGAATAGAAACTACAAAAGATAACATTAACAAAGAGGAGAATATGATGAAAACTTTGATGTCTATACTAGTATTAATTATACTATCAACTTCTGCTAACGCAGGAAAAGTTGAAGATAAGATTAGTGCTGTAAATACGTGGTTAGCTAATGAGAAGCAAACTACTGTAGAATTTCAAAAAGTAAAATGGCAAGAAGGTAAAAACCAAATTGCTAGTACTATTGCGAAATTTAAAAAAATGTTTAATTGGAGTAACTAATGTACGGAGATTTTGTTTGTACAAGTGCCAATGACGGTACACATTATTTCAGACCTGTAACTGCTAAAGCACATACGCTTTGGCAGGAAAAAGGTTTTAGTAAATATGTGATTGATAATAACGAAGACTATTACATTGTTAAGAGTGTTGATAGTCAGAAAATATGTAATGAGATACGCAAAAATAATTTGGATTTTACTAGTTAGTTTATTATTAACTAATTGTGCTAACAGGTCACATACAGGTGCCGTGTTAGGTGCAGGAACAGGAACAGCAGTATGTTTAGAGTACATAGGAGATAATCCTTACTTAATTGCTACGTGTGCTGTTGGCGCCGCTTTTGCAGGTGCAGAAATTTTATATAAGAGTGATAAAGATGTTCACAATGCAGTATTTGTTGACCATTTGAATACAAGTGGTTCATCTTCATCTTATACAAATTGGTATAATGCAGAAACAGGTAATAATGGAATTATACACATAACAAAATCTTATACTGTAGGTCCACTTAAATGTAAAGATTATGACCATACAGTTGATATAACTAGTCAATGGCCGTTAATTGGAATTGGTAATGTTAATAGAGAAATAGTGTTTGGAACTGCTTGTCAGTTGCCAGACGGTAGATGGATTGAAAAACCAGTAGGAGTGAATTAATATGGATCCAAAAAATTATAAAATTTATATGTATGCAACATTAATTATGATAACAGTATTGTTATGTATGGAAATGGCTTGGGGTTGTGTAGATTGTGATTTAAATAAAAAAGAATTTGAAAAAACTGCTCCAGTAATGGAAATAGAGTGGCATAATCCAGATGGAACTGTACACCGTAGTACTAAAGTTGTAGATGGTTCTCAAAAGATATTATATGACAATGTTAAACCAGTAACTAAAAACGATACTGACCAATTTTGTTATGTCAAAATTATTATTAAACAAGAAGCAAATGGAAACATTTCTAAAGAAGAGAAATTATATTGTTCCGATGGAAGAAGTGGTGTAGATACTCCTTCTTATTGGGAACTTTTTGCCCAGTTTTATTACCGTGATGTCTATACACCAGAGTATTGTAGATATTATAGTCGTAAAAATCACGCTTTTAAATCGTACGGAAAAGTGTGTTTAAATGAGTACGGAGAATGGAAGGTAAAATAATGATTAAAAATATAATCATAATTGCTCTCCTATTGGTTATTGTATATGGAGTTACTGCTGATGAATTTTTGAGCTATGCTCAATCCAGCGTTGACTTATTGCAAGAACTATTATATAATGTACAAAGGAGTGTGAAAAACTAATGAACAAATACATTAAGATTTTATCAGTTGCTGTCTTTGGTCTATTGTTGACTAATTGTGCAGGTAATTATAAAATCAAAAGTGAAAAAGGTAAGGTAGTTAATACTGTTCCAAAATGGTATATGGCTGATTTTTCTGAAACTAAAGCTTGTGATATAGCAAGATTTGGTAAAGCGAAAGAAAAGCAATGTATATTTGGAGTTGGTACTAGCGTTTCACCAGACTTAAATCTCGCAATTGAGAAAGCTAAAATGATAGCGAAAGCTGAATTAGCAGACATTATCAAAGGGGAGATGAACAAAGAGTCTAAACAGTTTATAACGGAGATTGGAAAATCTAATACGAAAACTGTTGTTAGTGAAGTAGAATCTGTATTGGTCAATATTATTAAAGATACACCAGTTAGAGGATATGAGATATTTGAGCAAGATGTAACCTTAACAAAGAACGGTTACTATAGAGCTTGGATAGGTTTGAGATTGCCATTAGGTGAATATAATAAAATGTTCAACTATACAATTGAACAAGCTACAGACGCTTATAACTTAAAGTATCACGCTAATAAGTCATTTGAGAAACTTATGAAAAAAGAAGAGGTTTCAGATGGACAAGTTAGTAATTAAAGATATCACAGTATATACGAAACAAAATTGTGTATACTGTGTGAAGGCAAAGTCCCTTCTAAAGGGACTTGGTCTAACTTGGACGGAGAAGAAGTTAGAAGAATTTGCTTCTGTTGAAGCAATGATAGAGGACATTGGTAAAAAAGTAAGAGCAATGCCTCAAATAAAAATTGACGGTAAACTAGTCGGTGGATATAATCAACTTATAGAATATTTTAATAATAAAGGTTTAGTAAATTTTAAAGGTGAGATTGTCCGTGATTAAAGATAAAGAGAAAAAAGGAAAGATAATTATATTTCCTGAAAACAGAATTAAAAAAAGAATTACAAAACCACAAGAATCCCCATTTACAAAACGATTAAAAGAGCAACAAACTAGAGAGTTTATTGAACATAGTGTAGATGAAATTGGATTTGAATTATTAAGAAAATTTAGTGATATGGGTTTAAAGACTTCAAAGGAATCATTTACTAAAGACCTTGCGTTAGTTATTGATTGTATAAGAGGATTGATTTATAGAGATTTTGATATGGCACACGCCGCTCAATTAATGGCAAATAAAATGGTTGCAATAAAATTTAATAGAGGTGGTAAAGCAAGTGCCGCTAGGATAGACTATTCAGATTTTATGAAAGCAAAACCAAACAAACAAAGAAATATTTTTAATAAAGAATTTAAAGAAGAGTTAAATGATTTACAAGATGGATCAGATATGTTTGAATCTGATTTGGATTTGAACGGTGATGATGATAATATCATCCCACCACCTTGGAACGGTAATGATGATAAAAAATAGTTTAATGATATTAATAATGCTTACTTTTATGGGTTGTGCAAAAGATAAACCTACACTCAATTCAATGGAGAAATTTTTTGATTGTTTAGGGGATAGTAGTAAGTGTGAGAAATTAAAGAATTCCGTAAAGGAGTAGTCCAATGCAGACTTTAAAAAGCAAAACAAAGGAGGAAGAAACATTATGTTTTTTTCAAAAAGTAAGGTTGCAGTAGCAACTAAAGGCAGAAAAAGACTGTCTAAAACTCAAAAAGTATTAAACTTATTTGAGAAAGGTGAACCAGTTTCTTGGAAACATTTAAGAAACAGATATGACCTAATATCACCAAGAGCGATGGTTGACAAACTACGTTCAAAAGGTCATATGATTTATGTAAATAAATCATCTTCAGGTACATCTTATAGATTGGGTACTCCTACAAAAGCTATTATAGCTGCTGGGATAACTAAACTATACGGTACTGAATACGCATATAACTAATTGCGTAATTGAATCGTAACCAATACGATTGACACAGGCGACCATATATAAAATTCGCCTGTGTCTTAATAAAAGGAAATTATGATAGAAGAAGAACTTAAATTAAGTAAAGAACAAAAAGAGTGGATAAAAGAGTTTATAAAAAAACACACAGCAAGAGGTTCACATAGGTGGGCATTTTGGTGTGAAGGAATTATAATAGGATTAATAATAGGAATGATAATATAATATTATGAAAGAAGATAAATTTGTAAAATTAAACGATAAAATAAAAGCATTAAATTCAACAAGAGTATTTAAAAAGATAACACCAAAGTATGACCTATCTTGGTATATAAAATGGGTAGCAAGTTTAATGTTAATGGTTGCAGTTTGCTTTAGAGCAGCTGACTTTAATCATATGTTTGATTTATATTTTAGTTTTTGTGGAACTACTGGTTGGTTAGTAGTTGGATTTTTATGGCACGATAGAGCATTAATATATTTAAATGCTGTATTATCAACAGTATTATTAATAGGTATATTAAAAGAAATAACAACTTGTTCTACTTGTATGATACCATTATAATATGAAGACAACTGATTTAACACCAGTAGAAATTCATAATAAAATTTATTACAAAAGGGACGATTATTACACTCCTTATGGTAAAGAAAATGTTAATGGAGGAAAAACAAGACAGGCAATTTGTTTGTTTAGAGAATTAAAAGATGAGATTAAAAACAAATATAATGGTGGAGTAGTTACAGGTTCATCTGTTAATAGTCCACAAGCACCTATCATAGCGGCAGTTGCTCAAGACTTTGGTTTTAAATGTGTCATAGGTGTGGGTGGTACAACACCTAAAACAATAGATACCCACCATATGATGAGATTATCAAGACACTATGGTGCTGATATTGAAAATGTTGCAGGTCACGGATATACAGTTGCAATAGATAGTGGATTAAAAAAGAAAGTAATATCTAAAAAAGGTTATATGTTAATTAAATTTGGTAATAGTGCTGCTACAAATCCTGAATCAATATTTGATAGTGTTGCTAATCAAGTTGAAAACATACCTGACAAGTTAGATAACCTAGTAATTGCAGTAGGTAGTGGTATACAGTTTGCAGGTATAATAAAAGGTATAGAGAAGTTTAAGAAAAAGGTAAAAAGAATTATAGGGGTCACGTTTGTTGACCGTAGTAAAAAGATTGATGAGTACTTAAATCAATTTAGTAATCTTGAATCAGGTTTTAAGAAGTTTCAAGATTATGAAATGTACAAAACACCTTTACCATATTCAAAATCAGTATGGGAAGATGTGGGTAATGGCTTTATTGACGATATATACGAAGGTAAAGCACATAAATGGATGAGAGAGAATATAGATACTACAAAAGAAAAGACGCTATTTTGGAGTATAGGGAGAAGATTAACAGCGGAACAAGTAGATAAGTTATATAAATAGATATATGATTAAATTAATAAATTGGAGTATAAAATGGCAGAAGAACCAAAACAACATCCATCATTAATTAGTAAGTCTTCAATGCAAGCAATGGCTGCTACAAGCGGTTCACAGGACTTGTTATTTTCAGAAGTCTTAACTAAAGTAAATAACGCAAAAGATAAAGCTAAAAAGATAGAGGTTTTAAAAAAATATAACCATCCATCTTTGAGAAGTATATTAAAAGGATCATTTGATCCTAGTATTGAGTGGGAATTACCAGAAGGCACACCACCTTTTATGGAAAATCCAGCACCGAAAGGTAGCGAACATACAATGCTTAAAACTGAAGCAAAACGTTTGTGGCATTTTATTAAAGGCGCAGATACTAAAACTACAAAAACTCAAAAAGAAACTATGTTTATCCAAATGTTAGAAGGATTACATAGTGATGAAGCAAGATTATTGCTTAATACAAAAGATAAAACTTTACATAGAGTTTATAAAGGGTTAAGCGACTCTGTAGTTAAAGAAGCGTTTGGTTGGAATGATTTGTACCAAAAATTAGAACAAAAATAGAACACTTTGTTAAAAAACCCTTATAAAACAAGGGTTTTTTGTGCTTGACTTTCCTTGTGGATTTGTGTATAATAGACACATATAAACAATAAATATTAGGAGAGAAATATATTATGAAAAAAGTGATGTTTATTATATTATTGAATTTAGCATTATGGTTTGGACTAACAAGTCTATCCAATGTTGCTAATGCAAGTGAATATAATAAAGCAGTTATAGCACACGTTATCAAAGAAAATGTGAGTGGTAACGGTGTAGACCATACTGCTTTAATGGAGCAAGAACTACACAGGTTAGTATACGTTATGATAAATGAATTTAGTGGCGTATTACAAGCACACCTACCAAATATACTAGATAGTCTTGCTAGTGAAATCAGACAAAAAAATGATAAAGAGTTTAAATGTGCTCTTTTAAAAGGTTCAAATTATGAATGTGATTGAGAACATAGTTTATACTTTGGATTGGATATATCAATATATTCCTAAAGAATTAGTATTGATTATATTAACGAGTCTTGTAATGTTTATTTTTTTAGAAATAGGAGATAGAAAAAGGAAGAAGCAATGGCTAAAAGAGTTAGAACCAAAACCAGTAAAAGGCAGAAAGTCAAAAAAAGACTAAAGATGGAACTGGCCGAAGTGAAAACTCGTAAGTATAAAACTACCTACACAGATATTAAAAAGTATTTTAAACTTATTAATCAACACGTATTTGATAATAAACTATCCCCATTTAATGATATTAAAATTAAACAAATAAAGGATAGACAATATCCTAGAGTATGGGGTCAAGTTGTTATTAATGACCAAGAAAGAAAAGGAACTAGAAATTACGTATTAGAAATGATACCTAGTTATAAGAACAAAAAAGAATTTGTGGACACATTAGGACACGAAATGATACACCTGTTTCAAATGAGTAATTTAGGGGATACAGGAAATCATAATGATATGTTTTATAGCTTTAGACCTAAACTAAATGCTATAGGATTAGATATATAATAATAAAAAGGATATAATTATGGGTGAGGTGAGAAAAACAAAAGAACTAGACCACTATTTAAAGAGAATAATCTTAAAAGTTCCAGACAAAATTCAACAGTTTATAGATAATGCAGACGGTGAATTCTCTATGATTTATTATACTGGTGATTGGTCAAAAGACATATATGATAACTTTACTGAACTACAAGCAGAAAAGATATTTAAACGTATGGCACAATTTCAAAGTAAAATAAGTTTTCTCCAAAAGAAAAATGAACCATCAATCGGTGGTTATGAGTACAAAGTAGCGAGGTTTTAGTGAAAATCAAAGCAAGTACATCTAATTTTTTAAGAAAATCATATTGGTGGTTAAAAGCAACATTATTAGTTGTTGCAATATCAACTATAACATATGGTATAGGAACATTTACACCTAATCCACTTGCAGTTAAGAAAGCAACAGAAGAAGTTAGAATAGAACACGCTGAATGGGCAGAAAAATTAGGGTTAAATGAACCTAGTTTTGAATATACTAACTCAAAAGAATTTATAATAGAACTTAACAAGTGTGTTGATTTTTTAAATTATCATACACCACCAGATAAAAGAGTACCTATTCAAATGGTGACAGCACAAGCCGCTTTAGAGAGTGCTTGGGGTCAAAGTAGATTTGCAGTTAAGGCAAATAACTTATTTGGTATTAGAGTATTCAAAAGTACAAAACCACATTTATTACCAGAAGGTGTTGAAAAGTGGCCAGGTTGGGGAGTTAGAGTATTTGAAACAAAATGTAATTCAGTTAAAGAATACATAAGAATATTAAATGAACACCCAGCATATAAAGAGTTTAGAGCATTAAGAGCAAAATTACTAAAAGATGGTGAACTACTAGACGCAAAAGCACTAGTAAGAACTTTAGATAAATTTTCTACTACAGAAGATTATGATGAAAGAGTTATTAATATAATGAGTAAAGTAGAAAAAGTATTAAACGATATTCAAGAGGAAGATAAGCAAGTTAAAATCTTGCCAGAAACTAAACCATAATGAGAAATTTGTTTTTCATTTTAGTAGTACTAGCTAGTGCCATATCTATATCAGGTATTGCTGCCGCTTATAGTATTATAGGACTAGCAACTTTATTTGCAGGTGCTAAAGTAGCAATTATTGCTATGGGTACTTCATTAGAAGTTGGTAAGTTAGTTGCCGCCAGTTGGTTATATCAAAACTGGAAGAATCCAAATCTACCACAATCAATAAGGGCATATTTAACTACGTCTGTTATTGTATTAGTATTTGTAACTAGTATGGGTATCTTTGGTTTCTTATCAAAGGCACACCTAGACCAAGTAAGACCTACAAGTGATAATGCAGTACAAATAACATTAATAGATAAACAAATATTATCACAAAATGTTATTATAGATAGAGCAGAAAATACATTAAACTTATTAGACAAAGCATTAGAGGTATATATAGATAAGGAATATGTTAGTAGAGGACTAAAAGAACGTAAGAAACAAAAAGAAGAAAGAGATTTTTTAAATAATGAAATAAGAGTTGCAATGGATAAGATTGCAGAATTGACATTAAAGAAAGGTAATATAGAATTAGACCAATTAAAGATAGAAGCAGATGTTGGTCCACTTAAATATGTTGCAGAATTAATATATGGTGAAGACGCAAAAGACCATTTTGATGAAGCAGTTAGATGGATTATTATTGTATTAATATTTGTATTTGATCCATTAGCAGTATTGTTATTGATTGCCGCTAACATATCATTAAGAGAAAGAAAATTACAAAATGAAGCGAAGAGTAAGAAAAAAGAAAAAGAGATTAATTGGCAAAGGGAAGCGACTAGAGCGAAAACTATATCGCAAGGTCTCCGAGATAAGCAAAAGTTTTACAAAACATTTTTTGCAAAATTAGGTAAAAGAGATTTAAAGAATAGAGATTATGAAGAGTTTTTTAAGAGTATGGGTACGGAAGAGTTAATGAAATTAGGTTTAGATCCAGATGAGATAAGAATTAAACTAGACCAGATAATGGAATGGAATGAAAAACCTGGTAAACCGTATTTAGAATCAGGAGTTAAGAAATGAGAAAGATAGCAATACTATTATTACTACTTTTAAATGCGTGTGGTACAGCACCTGCTTGGTTAGCAACATCAGGTGGTGCATATTCAGAATATAAAGTAACTTCACTTATTAAAACAGGTACAGATTTGGCATTATCAGCTGCTGATTTACCTACAACTAACGATTGGGCGTTATCAAAGATAACAGGTTATGATTGTAAAGTAACTAGAGCAATTAAAGAAGGAGTTGAGTATATTTGTAAGAACGTTGAAGTACACGTACCTACTAATACTACCATTGACAAAGATGAAAAAAAGTGATATTATGATACTTATGAAAACACATTATAATGCTTGCAACAGATGTGCTGAAAAATTGATTAACAATGCTGAAAAAGCAATGTCTAGGTCAGAAACAGATTGGTCAAAGAACTTTTGGCACGGTGTATGGAAGAAATTAAGAAGTAAATATAAACAAGAAAAGGTAACCTATCATTAA